TCATACTGACCAGTATATGGTTGTTCTAAGACACCAGTGTATTCACCGACATATAACTGTGCGTCATCACCCGTATAGTTTCCGGTGTATATCTGTTCTTCTATACCAGTATAATCACCTGAATAAGATTGTTCTAGAACACCCGTATATTCGCCAGTGTAGGGTTCAACGTCGTCACCAGTATAATCTCCAGTATACGGTTCGGTAGGAACGCCCGTGTATTCACCCACATAGAGTTGTTCTGCGTCTCCTTCGTACTCACCCGTATAAACTTCTTCAGCAACACCCGTATAGTTGCCAGTATAAGGTTCAACGGGAACACCTGTATATTCACCGGTATAAAGTTCCGTATCATCACCAGTGTAATTGCCTTGATAGGGTTCTTCCAGAGTACCTGTGTACTGACCTTCATAGAGTTGGAGATCGTCACCGGTGTAGTTTCCGGTATAATCTTCTGATAAGATTCCAGTATACTCACCCGTATAAGGTTCTGCAAGTTCACCAGAATACTCACCGGTGTAGAGTTCCTCTTCTATGCCGGTATAATTGCCTTGATAATCTTCAATGGGTTCACCGGTATATTGTCCTTCATAGGGTTCAAGGTCATCACCAGTGTAGTCACCAAGATAGGGTTCTTCTATCGTACCAGTATACTCTCCGGTGTAGGGTTCTTCTAGCGTACCAGAATATTCACCCGTATAGAATTCTTCTAGTGTACCAGAATACTCACCGATGTAGGGTTCGACCAATGTGCCTTCGTATTCACCCGTGTAAGTTTCCTCATCAACACCAGTATAGTTACCAGTGTAGGGTTCTTCTAGCACACCCGTATATTGTCCCTCATAGGGTTCGAGGTTTATGCCTTCATAGTCACCAGTGTATGGTTCTTCGTTAACACCCGAATACTCGCCCGTATAGAACTCTTCGAGAACACCCGTATATTCACCGGTATAAAGTCCTTCGTAGACACCTGTATATTCACCGGTATATGGTTCCTCTAACACACCAGTGTATTGACCTTCATAAGGTTCGAGGTTTATGCCTTCATAGTCACCTGTATAAGTCTCTTCGAGAACACCTGTATATTCTCCAGTGTAGAGACTTTCGTAATCGCCTTCATAATTACCAGTGTAAGGTTCTGGATCATCACGACCATATTCACCTTCGTATAAACCAATGTATTCGCCTTCATACTCACCCGTGTAATCTTCAGAATCAATTCGTGAGTAATCCCCAGTGTAGATCTGTTCTTCTATACCGGTGTAATCGCCAAGGTAGGGTTCATCATCGATACGACCATAATCACCGACATAGAGTTCAAGTTCGATACCGGCATAATCACCTGAATAATCTTCAGGATCTAGACGATTGTATTCTCCAGAATAGGCTTCTTGTGCAATGCCTTCATAGTCACCTGTATAGGGTTCTGGATCATCTCTTCCATAATTTCCGATAAATTCAGAAGCATAATCACCTTCGTAATCCCCAGCGTAGATCTGTTCTTCTATACCAGTAAAATCACCGGTGTAGGTTTCTGGCACAATACCCGAATATATTCCGGTATAAGGTTCTGAATCATCACGACTATAATCACCGATATAAAGTGACTCATACTCCGATTCATATGCAGTGACATAATTTCCGGTGTAATCTCTTACATAATCCCCAGTATAAATGTCGCCACTGTAGTCACTGGCATATATGGACGTATAATCTTCGGGATAATCTCCCGTATAATCACTCTCATAAGTTGAGGAATATATGGCACCATCGTATGTCGAAGAATAATCACTGAGATAATCACCTGAATAATCAGCAGTATAATCACTTAGATAATCACCAGTGTAGGTCTCTTCGGTATACGGACTTCCATAGTCACCCGTAAACGCAGCACCTTCGTAATCAGACGCATAAATCTCTTCTTCATTTGCACCAACATAGGTTCCAGTATAAAAGAGTTGGAAGTTACCACTGTAAATGTTATCAATGAAGGTCGCTTCATATTCTGCTTGGTATTGTTCTAGGTATTCTGTTGCATAATCGCCAACGTATGTACCTTCAAAGTCACCCGTAAAGATGGCAATAAACTCACCCTGATATTCTCCAACAAACTCAGCAGTATAATCCTGTGCATATTCTTTAACGAACTCTGATTGGTATTCTGGTGTATAGTTACCCGTATAATCAGATTCGTAATCAGCAGGGCCCGTGTAGCCGGGATCATCAAAGAATGTTCTTCGAGTGTCTACCGCAGTTCCACGAGGCACCCATGTACCTGCATCTGTAGGTGCACCCTCTACAGAAGATCTCAATTGGTATGAACCAACCCCACCTTCCCCAATAATCTTTTTAACACGTTCCCCAAAGGTAAACTGCATCTGTGCATCGGTCATGGCACGAAGACCAGCAAAGATGTTGTTCTGTCTAAAAATGGATACCGGATTTACTTGAGATGGCGCAATCCCACTTGTCTTAATCCAAATAGAATAAGAGTTGACAGGTAATCCACCACGAGTATCTTGAAATATATCTTCGAGAAAAACTTCCCACTCAAGGCCCGGCGAGTCGGTTGATAGACGGAATGAACCGGGCAGTTCGTTTGCCACAATCTTTTCGATGAGTCGTGTACACAGAATATCCAATTCTGCATCAGACATCTCTTTAACACCCTTTCCAGAATTTTTTCTCCAATAGACAGGGTTTCTCTTATTCAATCCCGATGTTTGAATAGGAGCATTGTCCGGAGTGTTCTGATAAAGATTTGTGACCACCTCAATTGTGTTTGGTGGACGTGTCTGTTCAACGTTGATCGTCGAATATGTTTGCGTATCTACTGCGGTATTAGTCGAGTTCTGATTGTCAAGTGAGTTTGCTTGGAACGTGAGGTTAAGTGCACCCACATCCGTCAGAGTCAATCGAATAGTTGCATCAAAACTACCAGACAAAGTTGGGTCGACAAAGTCTTGCCAAATTGCTTCGGTGTCATTTACAATTGTCGCAGTTGGTGTTTCTGTTACAGTCGAAGTAAATGTGGCATCACCAGACGTGATAAGAGAATAACCAATTGTTTCGAAACCATTTCCTGTACTAGTCGCAGTACCACTGACATTAATTTCAATGATATCGTCGACATAAAGTGTTTCAGGCAATCCACCACTTGCAAGGGATATCGTATGTGTCGATTGAGTAGGATCTGAACTGATTGTTACTGAAATGGAAGAAGACGCAGTAATTGGATCTGCTTCACCGGCTGCAAAAGAGGTGTCAGTATAACTTCCGATTAGATTGCCACCCGATAAACGAGTGAGTGCCGAACTCTCACTGGAATCCATTTGACCCAGTGCCACCCCCGCCTGAAAGGCGAGATAATCTTCTTCAAGCAATGTGAGTTCTTGCAACTCACCTGCTGACAGATTTTTTAGTGGACGATACGACATTAAATTATGTACTCAAAAAACGTTTCTTCTATTTATGGGTTTTTTGAAGTAGTAATTTCAATGTCTCCTTTATTTCTGATATGTCCGACTCCAAAGAATCAAGGCGTTCTCTGTCTTCTCTTTCTTGGAGTTGTTTTTGTTGTCGTAGTTTTTTCTTTTCACGTGCTTGATGAATAGCGGCACTATTCATATTGAGAATAGCACCGCTTTCCACATCACGTACAAGATCTGGATGACCTTCCACAGGTACATAACGAGACATACTTACCTCAGACTGCTAAATATCGTGTTCTAATTGCTCGGAGCGCAGGCGGTAGTTCCTTGCATCTCATCACATATTTAGTTTGTGCCTTATAGAATGGTTTGAGTGTACCACCCTGACCGCCAGGCAAATGTTCCAGTTTGTTAAATGTCACACCATCATTCACCTTTGGAAGAGTCTTGATGGGTTCTTGTTTAACCCAAGGTTGCACCCAAAGATCTTCGTCCGCACCACAAGTTCGATAGTAGAAATCAACCTCTGCATCTTCTGGTATATTTGCATCTACTCGTGCATCAATTCCCACTGCGGGTTCAATCAACTCCACCGGTTTGGTGATGTGACGTGATGCACCAGTACAACCATAAGGTGACGTTTCTGGAATATCTGCCAAAACATCTGGTGTCACTGCCGGATCGTCAATGGCATATCCGACCGTGATCATTGACGTTCTTTGCAAATCAATGATTGGTGAAACGTAATCATTACCAGATTTCAGATCTACCTTAATCACCAGAGATTTCTCTCCTGCACCTAGTTGTGCAGTTTCGACTGCTGTCGGGAAGATTCCACGAGGTGATGTAAAGTCAATGTTTTGAGCAGGTGTAATTCTCTGATATCGAGAGTCTTTTACATAAGCAGTTTGACTTCCACTTGCTGATTGTGCAGTGGTAAACTTCGCAGATGTATCAACCGATGTCGAACGAGGAATCGCATGTTCTAACTGTAGGTTTGCAACATGGAATACCAGATTTTCGTCTGCTCGGACACCATTACCTGAAGAGTTGCCACCCCGACCTGTTGCAGTTGCACTCGCACCTGAAATGGTAAATCCATATCGATTAACGGATGCAGCAGTAATAGTGTGTGTTGCATTTAACTGTGCAGCAGTAATACCATTAACGTCTGTTGCACCTTCAAGAGTCACTGTATCACCGGTCTTCAATCCATGATTGTCTTGTTTGATAACAACAATACCCGTAGATTCTGTCGTGTAGATATAGTCGTAATCAAGTTCTTTCTTAGGAAGTGCAGCATTCTGCAAAACAACACTACCATTTGTGTTATTAAACTTCGCACGAACCAGACGATACATGAGATCCTGATCCTTTGACTCTTGCCATGTCGTACCATTCTGTGGTAAGAACAGAGAGCCTGGGATTGGTTGTGTAGTTACTGTTCGACCAGTAGAACCCAAGACCGGTTGTTGTGTCTTCGCACTGAAGATTTCGTATTGAGTCGACGCAGACTTGACAACAATTGCATAGTGCCAGTTTGGTTGCAAGAAGATTGGTTCCTCAAATTCGAATGTCGTGGGTCGTCCCTGAACAGTAGACAACACTGGATCAGTACCGATTGCATCTACCTGACTTGGATTCAGGAATACCTGAGAGTCTGGAACGATGATGTCTTCGGATGGTTTTCCATCAACAACTGGACGAACTTCAATCGACACAGGCAAATTACCAGTGTCTTTTGTTCGGAAATATAACTGAATCTTAGTCAGTGTCAGTCCAAATGGATTATCGACATAGAATGTCTGAGCAAGTGGGTTCTCTAAAGTGTTCTGAGGAGCAACCGTACTTGATGCCTGTTGATTCTTATTGACCGTAATGTAATCAGAAAGAACCGACGACATTGAGTTTGTTGATGAGATAACACTTAGATCTGCACCAGTTAAGGGTGTAGTCGAACCACTCCACAATCCAGATTTCTGTGGATCAATTAGATTGATATTACCAGAAGCGATGTTATCCAATCGTTCCTTGATTTCTTTCGCAGTATATGTACGCGCTCTTTTGCTGAGATAAGAATAAGGAACCGTACTGGAGTGATGTCGTAATCCTCTCCAACGAAGGAAATGTAAAGCAAAACCTAAGTTCGAATAGTAGTTGAAACACTTACTACCTGCTTCTTCCCAATCTGGAGTGTCGATATCCAAAAGCATAAACTCACGAACACCTGCACGGAATCGAGGACGAACTGTAAATCCGTTGACAGTCTTACCCTGTTGTAGATACTTCAGTCGTCGACGAATTTCTGGTAATCCATATCGAGAACTTGGAATAAAGAACGAACCGGTAATCTCACCGTTTGCATCTGATACAAGTTCAGATGGCGTATCGGGATGTTGTGTCTGATTACCATAACGGTTACCGATCTCATCGTCACGTTCTGACCAACGAACAAACGCCTCTTCTTTCACCCAATCACTAACATCAATACCATCGAAGAAGGGTGTAAACTTAGTGTTAGGTTTGAGACCAGTTGCCTTGAAGTAGATCTTTCGACTTCTCATCCAAGGGACAAGAGCATAATCAACGTAACGATTACCGAATCGTGCACGAAGTGTGTTAGATGCAACCACACGAGTTACGTGTTTTACTCCACCAGTAAAACGTTGTGCATTTGAATAACTGCTATAATATTTGTCACTCTTATCATTATAGTTTGCACCCGATCTGGCGTATGCGTCTCCACAGTACTGTGTGTCATTTTGTTGATCGTCGGAAGAACGTCCCTGCCAGTTCCACTGCCAGTTATTCCAAAGTTGTGCCTGTTTGTCAGACAACTTGTCACGTCCTTTGATTGCACGATTTGCGGCAGTATAACTTTCTTTCCATTCATCCGAAGATGGAGAAAGTTTGAGTGTACCAATGTTTTGTGTCGATCCGAACGGATTCACTTGTACAGATGTAGAAGCAAGATCTTGATATGCCCATTCTTCTTCATCATAAGTCAAGTAGACCTGATCACCCTTTCGAATAACGCCAGTTGATGTATCGGAATCAAACTTGAGTTTGATGTTTCCTTCAACCGCACAAGGACGAATGATACCTGACTCTGGATCAATAGAAGCACAATGATCTGGGTTCTCTGTGTCAGTTCTACTATGGTCAGTTGCATCATCGACCACAGTACCAACTTCAACACGTTCGTTGCCTGCACTATCATACGACGGAGACAATCGTTGTTGAAGTTCTAGAATCGAGAGTCGAGTATACTCTTCGAGTCGATCTACCTTCGCTTCCAGTTCTGCAATATCTTTCATGGTGTAGTGTGGATGATCAATCTGAGTAAACGATAGATCGTTTTCGTTGATCGTATTTGGATTCATCTGAATCTTGTACAACTCCAACGCATTGTCTGGAGTTGGCTTGAACTGGGGTGTTTGTGACTGTTGACCCATCAACAACTGAACTTCACCGTCTTGAGTAACCAACAGTTTGTCATTACGTGGCAGATAGTATTCTATATCCGCAGTAATGTCGTCACCCACACGAGGTAATTCGTTGAGATATGTACTACTGAATGTACCACCATCGTTGTCATCATTTTCTAGTTTGGTCGAACGGAAGTCAACGAAATTGAATAGATTGACTTCATCACCATTTGCGGTAACGTGTGTTGGAATCTGTGCATATGACAGACCATTGTAAGAAGATGCAGCAAAGAAATCACCTGTAGCACCATGTGAAAGACGTGAGTACTTCACATAGATCTGATTTGGTGCGCTATCATTTGTGTCAAGAATGAGTCTGCCTCGTGTATAGAAATTATCACGTTGACCGTCATCTAGTGTGAAAGCGTTTATCATGTTAATACCAGAGGCATCTGTATTACGTACAGAATCAACATCAAAAATATCAACATGATCTTGAGGGAATTTGTAATATTTGGTACCATCACTCTCAACCAGATTAAGAGTGTTTGTGATATTCTCTACAAGAGTCTTAGATCTCAGAGTTGCTGTTTTCTGAACATAGTAAAGAACTTTAAGTGTCTGACCATTGTAGGCAGTGTCGACATCGATGTCTCCCCCAGTTCCAGTAAACGATACAAAGGAGATTCCGGGCAATGAAACAATCCAATCTTCACGATCAACAAATGTTTCTCCTGCACCCAATTCTGCATCAATGTTTACGGTACCTGAACTAACTGAACCCGCATTGACAAATCGTTGTTCTCTCAGAACAATATCAGTTCCAATTGATGCAACACGAGGACGTGTAGTGGGGAACAACAATGAGTTGCCTTGAGTTTCATAGAGTTTTGCTTTGGTTTCACTTGAATTGATACGAAGTGAATAATAATCAGTCGATGTACCGATCGATCTAACTTGTGAAATATCCTGTCCGGCATCAACCTTTACGTCTGTTACAAATACTTTGTGAGTTGCACCATCCAACAATCCAGCATTGCCTGTGATCTTTTCTACTGCACGAATACGAGCGGTACCGATTCGTGTACCGGATTCGGGATCGGTTCCGACTGTTCCTAGAGTTACTTCTCCAAGGTCTAGAATAGAAGTGCCCTGACCAGAATCAACAAGGAAATAGTTTCCATAATTAATAGGAACAACATCGTTTACCTGAGTATCTGTTGATTGAGGTTTTGGAACAGATAACTTGAGAGGTGATGGATTTTCAACTCGATAACCACCGACATAGGCAGTACCAGCAGATACTACCAAATCAAGTTTATCTGCGTCATCTGGATCATCTTGATAATTGATGATAAATGGATCAACAACATAATCACCCGACTCTTCACTTGTTCGAGTCGCCAAAAGATTGTTGATCTTGTTGTATGCGTCGTCCTCGTCTACCTTTTCAACAATAGTAGAGTTTTCGATATTTGAAAGGAATAAGAACGTATCGTCTGAAGTAGTGTCCGCCTTGTCAACCAAAGTCAGTGTGATTCGATATCGATCTGCGCCTGGCGAAGCGGTATTAGTTACACCCCCAGTATTGTCGTACAATGAAGTATCGTCATTGACAGTTACAACTTCTTGAACAACCTTAAATCCGACTGCACCGGTGAATGATTGATCATAAGGGTTGAGGATCAATGACTGACGGGATGCGTTTACAAAACGACCAAGGACAAAGAAGTCTCCGGTTTCTACATCTATTTTTACGCCCCGTCCCGAAGCATTTACATTTTCGGTTGTCAGTTCATAACCACCACCCGATTGATCTAGAAGAGTGACATCATCACCAAATCTGGCGGGAGTGCTCGCAATGACCTGATCACCCGCATCGATGTATTGAACATAAAGAGTATCACGAGTAAAACCAATCGTAGTATTTTTTGGTCGGACTTCAAGAACACGTGCTTCAATTAGAGTGTTCGGGTCACGGAATACTGTACCAACAGGTATATCCTCAAATCCCCCACCTGCATTTGTGGATGCAATCTTAACATATTCATAAGATGAATTGATTGACATACCGCCCGATGAAACAGCTGCACCCTCCTTAAAGATGTTACGACCAAGTCGTCCCAACTCTTTATAGATGAGTGTCTGAAGTTGTGTCAGTTCACGTGCTTGTAGTGCACGTCCACTGTTGAACAGGATTTGATGAAAATGTTTATCCTGATCAAAATCATCATCGTATGTACCTTGTAAGGTTGCGGATGTGAATGTAGTTGCCATATTTTACCCTTCTTGTCCTAGATCAATGACAATTTTAATGTCTTCTGTTTGAGTTGAGGTACGGTCAATTGCGGTTTCAAGGTTATTTATGTACAGTACATCACCCGAATATCGGTCAATTTCTGGATTCTTGAGTCCATTAGAACCGATCACAGCCTGTGTTCCAGTAGTACCTGTTAGAGTTTGTCCTACTCCAAATGTTTTAAATCCAGTAGTGTGGTTTTGCACATAGTATAATCTTTCAGGCGACGTGACTCTATCGTGCCAATAAACCTTTGCTTGATTACCGTCACCATTTTCGAAAATTTCATCCGCAATAAATGTTCCGGTTGCGGAAACGACTTCGAAATAATTCATTGCATTTCCAGCGTTTGCTATAAAATCTGAGTCAGTACCAAATTTGGTGGGATTGCGTAACAACATGACCTGTTTAAAATCATTGACCGGATCTGCAAGAGGTATTGTTCCATTTTCATTATTCTGTATCTCAGTGTTGACCATAAACTGAGAAGAACGTAAACTATGAACGGGGTCTGCATTGATACCTTCTTTTGGCCCAAAAACCGCACGAAGAACGCCTCCACCATCACCGGTCAATGTGACATTTGCATAGTCATATCCAGAACCGTGTGATATATTTTTAAACCCATCCGAATCAACGGTGACATTTACAATCTTTCCTTCATCAATTTCACACGAAAAAGATGCTCCAGTACCATTACCTACGACAGTAATCCTTGGAGCAAATGTGTAACCTGTTCCACCCGAATCGATTGCGAGACTTAATATTTCGCCGGCAGTTGCCCCACTCTGTAAATTAAACTGTTCAGAAATTTCTGCGATGGACGATGTTGTTGTTCGAACTTTTGATACCGGCAAATAAGTATTTGTTTTGAAACTGTTAATTGCAAGACCGGTCAGTTTATAAAGGTATCTCCAAAGGTATCCGTCTGAAGTATAAAATGTATTTTGCTTGGCGTTAAATGCAACAGCAATCGCGCCTGTGGGTTCTTGCGTAGAAGGTTGTACGACACCTTCATCATTCTTTTTGGATTCGATACAAACAAACACTTCATTTAAACTATTCACCACATAGAATAACGTTTGGTCGGGGTCATTATCGTCATATGCATTATATGTCTGACCAGAAGACCATGTTGTGTTTGGAACAACAAACGACTTGTTACTAATAACCTTGACAAAGTTCATTTCATTTCTTGCCTGATTTTGTCCAAACAAACCTGCCGATGATGAGTCAGCACCAGACAATGCAAGATAATAGTTTGCATCACCTTCAATATCCTGTCGATAAAGGTCAAGAAAAAGTGACTTAGTATCGGTTGTTATGAAACTATTTGACATGAATTAGTTACTCTCTTTTGTTATCCTATTTATAGTGATGCACTCAATACAGCATTAGCACTAGATTCTTCTGCATCGTAACGAAGAATATTATTTCGTAGAGGTGTAATCGTAGATTGGTTTGCGGGCAATGCTGTAATTTTCACATAGTCTCCACCCAATAAACTAATAGTGAAGTTTTCTAAATTTAATACACCAGTAGTCGGATCATAAGATCCAATGTTATCCACTGCCAATTGACCGGTTGATACATTGTAGACTTCGAGAATCGTACTATTCAATCGATTTCGAAGATAACAAATGTCACCCTTGTATCTAAAGTTATCACTCTCAATGATATAAAGTTTATCATCTGCAGCCGCCAGTGACGTTGGATATGTGACTGTATAGTTACCTGATCCAACTACAGGCACAAATCGGCTCTGCATTTTGATTGTTGCTCGTGATGACAGAACCGAAGGATCTACGTCATCTATTTCTGTTAAGAGATTAGATCTTCGGAACGACTGATCGAAGTCCCCTAAATTGGTGTTAAAGAATGACTGAACAGATGTCGATACTCTGTTTTCTATGACAGATTGTGTCACGGAAGTTAAGTTGGGATTAAACTGAAAGAATACCTGTGCTTCGATATATGTCTCGATAGGATCAATAAAATCAACATCGAACGATATGACCGCAAGATCCTTAAACAAGTCTCTAATATTATCCTTTGTGTCCTGAATGACTGAGGGATCTGTTGTATTGAAAACTAATGACATGTATACAACACCATAACGAGGGGGAATGTTATCTTGACCGCCCCATGTCTTCACGTCACTGACATTGTTTCCAAACTCTCTTAATACCAGTGCAGAGTAATCTTCTGCTGTCACTGCTCTATTTTGTGCGGCATACTGATAAGGCGCATTCTTTCGAATAGACTCTATTCCCTCTTTGAGTGCACCGCCAGAGGATAACGTCGTTGTTGTGATATTTAAAGACTTACCATTTACCTGTGTGTTCGTAGTAAATGTACGTGCACCATTTGCATCTGGGCCAGCAACCACATCATATAATACTTCTATTCTTTGTCCAGATTCTGGTGATAAACCTAAGCGTGATCCATTACTGAATGTTACTTCATAGAATCCATTTGGTGTCTCTTTAACTACAAATATTTTTGATGTAGCACTGATATTAGTGGTTGTGTTAAGATTAGTGTAAGCATCATATGCAGTAGACGTTACGCTATTATACACTCTTACTTCAACCGTGTCAAGATCTATTTTCGTTTCTGGTATGACATACGAGTCATTTTCACTAGCAGGGCCAGCAATGAATGTTTTGGTTCGAGCAGATCCCTCATAAACAGGTACGTTCGTATCATTGTTGAGTGCAAAATAGTATAGACCATTTCCATCGTCTTTTGCAATCAAAACGTCTCTGGTCTTGAATGTATAGGTCTTACTGTCTACAGTGGCGTTGAATGATGTTCCCTTCGGCAAAGTGACTGAGCCGGGTCGAGCGGTTTCACCAGTTGATGAATAATCAAGATACATGCGAAGAACCGCCTTCGATGCAATCCGTGAACCCACAGTATAACCCAATGAACTTGCAAGTCCAACCATAGATGAACGAAGTTGAGCAGTTGAAAGATAGGATTCGTTCAGAGCAAAGTTCGCAAGAAGTGCATTGTAGTGAGTATTATATGCTAACACATCCAACAGATTAGACATTCCTGACGCTTCGAAGTTGTAGTCCGAAAACTCTTCCTTCTGTGCCAGAAATAGTTTTAGACTGTTTTTAATCTGATTAAAGTCTAAATCCGTTGATTTGATAGTAGTTGCCATTTCTTATCCTCTTTATGATTGGTTTACTACCAATACAATTTCGTCTTGTGTCAAGAGTTGGTTTTCGTCTGGTACAGTCAATATAGCACCGTCAACGATTGCAAGACCATCAATTCTCAGAAGTAGATTATCTAGGGTAAGTAATCTTTCTCTTTCTTCTGATAATATAATGTTTTCTGGTTCAACCGGTGGTGTTACCGGCGGCACCGCAGTAACCGCCGCAGCGGTGTCTGCAATTTTAACTCGTAACGTATCTGATATCTGTGAGTTTACAATTCGAAACTCTAATACAACAGACACAGAATTATAATCGGGTGTTGCGACTACCTTTAAATCCAAAATCTTTGCTCTTGGTTCGTAGGTTTCAATCGCATCAACAACACGATCTGCAATCTCATCACCAGTAGATGGATCTGCTAACTCAAACAACAGATCATTCAGATCACCCCCAAAGTTTGGATCGTAGGGTTTCTCAAAACGATTTGTCAACAACAAATTCTTTACTGCCTGTTTCACTGACGCAGCATCGGTCTTGCGTAGAATATCACCATCCCCTTCAGAATAAAGGGGCGCAATTCTCGCATCTAAACTTAGGTCAATGTCGGAGTACAGTCGAGTACGTGTTACACGTCTACTCTGACTCAGATTGCCGTCGTCTCTGGAAAAAACCTTTGCCATCAATGAAACCTTTTCTTTTTATTTATATCAATCCGGTAGGATCTCTAACAACTCATTTTTTGCCTGTAGCGTACCATTGTAAGTTGTTTTCAAACCATAATTGAATTGCACATCAAATGATTCAGGAACCTCTGGCATGGTCAATAGAATTGATGCAACAAGATCACCACTAGGATCAAATGTGTCGTATGCAAGTTCCAACTCGTTGTAGTCGATGTAATCTTTCCAGTATACTGCGAGTTCGTATGTTTTACTTGGATCACTTTTGCCATTACGATCGATTAATTGATAACCAATACCACGTCCAAATCGACGTTCTGCATTGAAACCACCAGCAGTCTCCTTGATGTCACGAGGCAAATCGTAGAATGGTTCGTAGATGCCATCAGACACAATCAGTCGGTGTTGTTCAAATTCTTGACTAGTCAACACTGTATTCATTGCCTTTGCATGTAACACCAGATTACGTGCAACCTGTAGTCGGTCTACAGGCCCACCAAACGATTCATTATAGAGTTTCTTAAACTGAGTTCGACTTCCAATACCACCCAGAAATTTGGCACACGTAATTCCACTCGCTAACTTAGTCGCAGAGGTAATTTCACCAGAAGGTTTGTACTGAGGATCAATTAATATCTTCATGTTCTATTCACCTTGAATCGTTTACTGCGATTGTCAGCAGGGTTGTTGCCAATCAGTTCCGTACCAAATCTTAATGTTCCTTTTTTCGCGGCACTTCTACCGATATTAGTGGGTAGATTAGATTTGAACGTCGAGTTCAGTTTACCTTCACTTACAAGATAACTCGTAAACTCTCCGTTGTTGAGATGTGCCGGATCTCTTAACTTAGACCGAATTTCATGAATAGATGGATCATGACTGAATAGATCTTTGTATTCATCGGATCGACGAATCTTGTCTTCAAGTTCAGGATCAACACCCACTTGTCGTATACCATACTTTGATGTTGATAACAAGAGTTCTGTAATATCTGCCGTAGGTAATGGTGCAGCAGGTTCAAGTGGATTGTAAGGCATAATACCTTCTTCGGGTATTGCGGGTGGAAGTGTGACGGGTTTAGGCGCTGAAGCGGCTTTGAGTGCTTTTGCAGCACCTTCTGCAAACTTTGCCTCTGTCGCTTTCATTGCATAGTCTGCATGAATTGCTTCGGTCGCACGCCCCACAAACACACCATAGAATGTGGATAGATTTGTATTCTCGCCCGGCTTACCACCATACGTGTTACCATAGTAATCGTGGTTGGGGCCACCAAATGTACCCTTTTGTCCAATCGCAGAAAGAGATCTTGCCGCGAGATTGGTTGTTGATGCAGCTGACACCCACTCATTAACCGCAGTAGTAATCAAATCTTGACCGGTCAAAATTTCAGTGGATGCTTCGGTGAGCATATTGTTGTTGCCTTTGGTAACGACATAACGATCACCCAACACAGTGTCGGTACTCAGGCCGATAGTCTGACAACCTCGTGTTCCGCGTATCACATAGTTTTGATCCATGTTTACTGTCTTGGTATGTCTTCCTTTGATATCTTCGACTTTATCGCCCGCGACATTAAGGTTATAGTTACCGCCAACAGAAACATTGAAATCACCGTCGACACGTAGATCAACATTACCTTTGTAAACAAGATCACCTTCTCCCTCCACGATTACCTTTGAATCGCCACCAACAACTTCTACTCGTTGTCTGCGGGTTGATATGAGAACAGAACCATCCGCACGGAGTTCAATCCCTGCACCTGTTCGATGTTTGATAAGAACTCGTTCACCGCCAGGCGTATCATCCATCTCAAACGAGTGTCCCGATGGTGTTTCTTGTATCTGATTAAACGGAAAGATAGACGGTTCTTGATCTGGTAGTTCTAGATCAACTCCAACATCACCACCACCGATAGAAAGACGATTGACCTTTTCACCGGTCGCTGCCTTGTTTATCGAGGTGTCATAGAAGTATTCGCGTTTTGGAAACTGACCTGTTGGATCAGCAAACCCTTCTTTCGGTATACCTTCAGTGACTTCTTTTCCTAGTCCCGACTTGTCCGATTTTATTCGCGTTCTATATTCGTCTGAAAAATTTGTCATGAGTTAATCTCATCCACGGTCAGTGGCCCTTGTGTCAGTGGGTCGCTAAACTTAGAATCCTTATCAAAGTTTGCCTTTACGTATGCACGAACATCAAAGCCGGGGTCAATAGTTAATGCGTCAATGTCTTGATGTCCTACGACTTGACCACCCGCAAAAACGTTATAAAAAGATCGACATATGTGATCGAATGTGTTAAACTGTGAACGTGTCAAAGATTGTACTGAGGTAAAGTCCAATAGATTCGGTGTTTCACTAGGCGCATTAATACCACCAACAAACACCACCGCAATACTTCTTTCGTTGTGATTGTTTGTGACGGCATGTTCTCCCTGAATGTTTACAGGACGCCCACGTTGCAATGAACCATCACGTCGAATCACATAATGATATCCAATACCTGCCAATCCGTTTGCTAGATGAATTGCATTTATCTCTTCACTACCAATGTTTTTGTTTGTGGGAGTTTCTGTCCAGTGAACAACTATTTCGGTAACATCTCGTACAATATTTTTAAATTCTGCCTGTAACTCTTCAACTGAAGATATGTAGGGGAACACTGGGTCACCAAAACCATTCTTCCATTCCTTTGCAAACGAACCTATGACATAGGGTTCATCGAATACTGTGTCGGTAATTTCAGGCGATGTCGCACGAGTGATAGTGGTGTCCAGTGTCTTGAGGAAAGCACGAATCTCTGCAGCGCTCTTACCTGTCGATTGAAACAATAACTCAACCGCCTGTGAAAATTCTTGTGAATTGCCCTGCGACAAATTGATCACGCGATTGATATCCGCACTAGATAATCTTGGTGCAAATTCCTTGACTTGTTTACGAATCTCTGTTAAACTTTCAACACTTAACTGTTGTACAATACCTGTAGTTCCATCTCCGGCAACTCTTGACTGTACCAAAGAATTCCTTTCCTCTTGAGTCGCACGATATTGGTCACGAAGAGATTTTTGTTTCTGTGCACTTTGAATTACTTGTTTGCCTTCTTTTCCACCCGATAATTGTGAGAAGTCATTTGCACCTGCGACAAGATTCACTTTTGTTTCGAGATCCTTTGTTACCAATGATTGCAAGTCCGCAAGGGGTTTTGTCTTTGCATTCGCAATCATCGCATTGAATTCAGCAGTGTTGCCAGGCGATGTTGGAGTGATTGTTGCGATTGATCCTGAAACAACTTCACCAAAGTTTGGTTGTGTAGAGTCCGCTTCGATTTGTGAAGTGTCGATATACTTCACTCCTCTATTCACATCTGCAAGTGCACCGGTCGCTTCAAGTTTATCAGTTACACTTGTGACTGAGGCAGTGGCAAGAGAGTTAATCGACTCACTGGTAAACGCACCAATTTTACCTTCAATCCTTGCACCTGCCTTGAGAAGACCGTCCGGTGATGTGTCCAACACCTGTTTCTGTAGATCACCTCCACCCACATCGAGTCCAGTAATCTGTTTCAAAACACCTGAAATTGTGTCTGCACCACCCGTAGGTTCAAGTGAAGAAGTATCTGGTACCTGAATGGTCAGACCATTGCCGAGATCGAGTTCTTTAAATGTAATTGCAATTTTAGATGTTGTTGGTGTAGTGATCGAACCAATAAGATTATCAACTACATTAGACGTAAGGTTTTCAATACTTTTGGATGCACTATTAAGCAATCCTTCGGTAGTAGTATTATTCAACAATCCCTGCGCTTTGTCAAACTTCTGTGTCAGAGATTGTATTCCACCATTGATCTCTCCAGCGATTGCACCCGCTTGTGTTTCGAGAGAGTTCTTGGTCGCATCAACTGCATTTCGTGCCTGCGACTCAATAACATCCTTACCCGCAAGATTTCGATTGTTCTTTAACGTCTGATTTAGTTTATCCTTTGCGCTAGAATAATCACTCATACGAACACCTCATCATATGCGAGTTGTGCAAGATTCTCTGTGTTATTTGTTGTGAAAAGATAATACTCATTAACTACCGCACTTGCTGATTTAATATCGGTGGTATTTAGAAGTCTTCTGTTCGCTGCACCAAAACGATTTCTCAATTCAAATAATACGTACTGCAACTGAATAGAGTACAGACGCCAGTCAGAAGACGGTTGAAAGTTCTGTGAGAATGACAGCAAACCATTGAACCGACTACCGGTTGATGTATATCTGTCCCAACCTGCGATTCCGGAGATAAGATCGTCTCCATAAGTCTGAAACTTTGATCTGCCTTGTAATGCACCTGTAATGGCGGCAGAATGTATTAGATTGTATCCGTTGTCCAGAAAGAACTTCATAGACTGTTGACGGCGTAACTGAACCGATGTAGATTGCAGTTGGTCGTTCAACAAGATTTCGGTCACAGAATTTTGCAATCGTGTGGTGGTTTCAGTGAGACCAATGCGTCCCCGTTGAATAGATGATGGAAACTCCACACGAGGCAACGAACCCATCACAAGAGGTATCTGAGATGATGCACCGTCAAGGAATACTCCGAAGACAAACGATCCAGCAAGAAGTTGTGGTATGCGACCATACCCACTCACTCCTCCCTCAGTTGAGGGTATTAAAACCTGCGCCCACGGAAGATCTTTTTCTGGTATGTCTTCCGTTTGTGGACTATGAACACCATTAATACGCACCTTGACACGTCCTTCAAGACCAGCAGGTGGTTGTGCATTAATGACGGTACCAAAGAACCATCGATAGTCGTCACCATAGAATTCTTTTTGTATTGGTCTTAAAACGTTCATAGTACAAAGTCGCTCGGTATGTCGCCTAGTTTAACCATTCGGCAAGTCACTGTATGTGAGTCATCGATCATTCGATGTGATATGTTCGTAAGAAGATAATCCCCAGACTTTCTTGAATCAATGTTCGTTTCGGGCGATGAAAAGTTCTGTTGACTGTTAGGGTTCAAGAAAAGAACACGCATCTTTCGACTGACCGATATCTTTTTTTCTAAAAACAAAGCACCATCCATCTCTATGTCGATGGTATTTTTCTTCAGTATTTGACGAATGATCTTGTTCTTAATCTTGAGTCGAGATTCAAATAATGTATTGCCATCTATCTGAGGCGTTTCGTCGTGATAACTTTTATACTGATTATATGTCTTAGATGATGTTATCTGGTGAATGTACAACGAATTATACTCATCAGAAGGTATCCCATCGATATATAACGAGGGATCAAATATTGACTGTGTGGTATTTTTGTCAATCAATCCATTGGTATAAAAATCGTCTAGTATGTCACGTACTGTGATATGATTGCCAAAGACCTGACCTGTTCCCGCGTCTATGTTTGCATAGTATGAACCGATCGCACCCTCTTCATAGAGTGCCAAAGAATCCTCTCCGTCAAGTTCTTTGAAATTAGAAATCTGTGTATATGTTTTCCTGATATCCTGTTCATCATCACCACTACTAGATGCATCGTCATATCGTAACGGCAATTTCTCGTTGACTACACTCTCTTGCATTAGTTTATCAAGTCCTGACATATACAGTGCGTTACTGTACAAATCCCCGTGAACATAAATTGGCGATCCTGTTTTGGTAGTCATCCGTGTGCCTATCCACTGCATCGCCTCAAGTGGACTGAGGTAGGGTACAATTACCTTTCTCTCTCCCTGAGCACTTGTGTCGAAATAGGAAGTCTTAACGATGGTCTTGCCTAAGTCTCTGTCAGCAATGTCGATGACCATGTCCTCAAGTGTCTGAGAATATGATCGACTAATCGACTTAATAGAATTGACGTAAACATGTTCCTCTACCAGATCGATCGATAGAATTTCACTTCGTTCGTTGTTCTTTATGGAGTCGTTTATTTTCGAAAAGAAAAACGTCTTATTGATGATTCCTTCACCTTCTGTTCCAGAACCAATACTGAGAACAATTCGTTCTGTGCCCTGAATAGATAGATCGTTTCGAAAACCAAAGTCATCGACCATAACAAGTCGTCCATCCACATAAGGTTTGGACAGACTCTCATAGAATACTAACTCAATAATATTCTTACTGATATCAACCACGCTCGTCCTTTCACTATTGCTTGATAGGATTACTTCAGCGCTAAGTATTCTGTAACTTGATACACTCATTATTAGGTCAATAACCTTTTAAGTTCACCAACCAACTGACCCACGAGTTCTTTCTTTAGGACGACAATTCTCTTTGATTCGTCATTTTGGTCGATCAGATAGTCTAGGTTTGTTTTGAGTGTGGCACCAGACAAATCATCAAAGTATTTGTCTAACCACTGATCAGAGTCGTTTTCGTAGTGATGTGTTCCTTCATATTCATACACAGTGTTGGATAGTGATGCACCAATAGTCTGTGGATCGGTTGTTGGTGTTTGGTACGCCAAGGTAACGGAACCGGTCAGATCACTATCTGACGCGATTGTTATTTCACCCACATCTAGATTTTTTCGAATCACTGTTCCTGACTTTCCACTAACAAGAACAGATGTTCCGGCCGGATAGATGTCAGAAAACTCTGCGGCAGAATCCGCAGTTGACAACAAAAGTTTACATGTGTAGTTCTTGAATAGATCATTTTGTGCACGATCATACACTTGTTGAAGTGTCATAGGCCAACCAGTTTCACGGAGACGTTCATTCATAAGGAAAAAGGTAAATTCATACTCGCTTTTTCCGTACAAGAGATATGACAATGTGTCGGGTCTCTCTCCGTCTTTTATTTCATACTCGATATATGCACCAGCATCATCCCGATAGAGATCAATAAGATCTGTGTATTTGTTCAATTCCTGAAAGACTGTCGGAGAAGTCTCGTCACCGAAAAAATATGCGATTTTAGGAAATTTGTTGAAGTAATTAGACATTAGTATCCCTTCCTAATCTTGCCTTTATCGAGAGCGGTGATCTCTCTGAATCGTAACGAAATATCCACTTCCATAAAGTCTTCGCCATCATATAGACCCACCGACGTGGAATTGAAATTGGTCACAACTGATTCAAGGTAACACCGTTGAATTCTTGGGGCAGGTTCACCGTTTTTCCCATTTCGTATATCGATCTGAAATACATTAGGAAACTCGTAGGCCAATGGAGCGTCTCCTACCAGAATCGCTTCGGGATAGACTTCTTCTCGAAAGAATCTAACAATCTGTTTTATCTGTTGGTTTTCAGCGCGATTCCTTGCAATCATTTTAAAAGAAAATTCAAAGTTTCTAAGGTTGACCTTTTCAAACTGTGTTCTTTCGTTCGGTGCAGCAGATACTCTGTTTGCCGCTTTTGCAGCAGCACCTGCTTGATCTGCAAGAGACGTACCTCCAACACCACCAGCAAGAAAACCTGCACCCGTACTTCCCACCAACTTACCTAGTCCTGCACCCGCAAGAGCACTAGCTGCAAGCGTTCCACTTTTTGCTGCTATCTGAGACCCCAATGCTTTTGCCGCACCACCAATTCGTCCATTGTCCAGTGATGCGTTACCCAATTCACCCGCAGTCGCAATCAATCCAAGTTCAGCAACGTTGTATGATACTCCATCGGTAAATGATAGATTCTTTTGTAAAGGTAATGTGACCGAACCCTGAAACACTCCCTTGTCGGTTCGCTTGTATGATTGTACATATTCTGCCAATCCCTTTGCCGCATTTTGCACGTCTTCAACGAATGATGTGTACTCTTTCTGTTCCTCTTCTTTTTCGCCTTGTTTTGCCAAGTTACGGTCATCTGTGCTACGCACTTCCGTAAGATCGAAGAAAGGTTCAATGTAATATGAAGAAAATGAAATTCTAGCAGGAGCAGTTTCTAATCCCGACAATGGGTATTGAAACTTTCGAGTTGCTCTGGACTTAGGTGCCTTTGTAGTTTCAGGAACGGCGTTTTCTTCGGGTTCCACTTTTCGTTGTGCAATCACCTCTTCTTCAGGTGTCGTTGCAGTGTTTGTGTTACCTCGCAGACGTTGTGCTTCCCGTCTCGCTTTTCGTTCTTCCAGTGGTAGTGCCATAGTTCGACTCTAAATAAATGAATTATTGTAAGGGTATTTATAGGGAAACTGTGGCATATAAAGGCAAATTCACACCCAAGAATAAACACAAATATGAAGGTGATCCCACGAATATTATTTATCGTTCTATGTGGGAACGTCATTGTTTTCGATGGTGTGACGAAAATCCTAATGTGAAAAAGTGGAGCAGTGAGGAAGTTGTCATCCCCTATCTGTATGAGGTTGATCGCAAGTATCATCGGTACTTCATGGATCTCAAGATTGTTTTTGAAAACAAAACTGTGTTGGTTGAGATCAAACCAGAGGCACAGACAAAACCACCCACCGGTGGAAGACGCACCAAACGATACATCTCTGAGGGTTATACCTACGTCAAGAACATGAATAAGTGGGAAGCGGCTAATGAGTACGCCAAGGATCGTGGATGGGAGTTTCAGATCTGGACAGAAAAGACGGAACCGTTGAAGTCAATGATTGGTGCAACATTGAAACCAATGAAGAAACTCAAACCCCTGCCAAAATATAAGAGAAAAAAGAC